CTTTTAGATAGAGAAAATCAACAATTGGCTCTTGTATTGCCTCGTGACCACGCAAAGTCAACCTTAGCAGCAACGGCTGTCTTACATCGGTTCTTATTTGCGAATAAAGAAAGCCCAGAATTTATCGCTTGGGTTGGCGAGGCTCAAGACCAAGCAATTGATAACCTTAATTGGATTTCAAACCATATATATGAAAATCCTGCAATTCATTACTATTTTGGTGACCTTCAAGGTGATAAGTGGACTAAAACCGAAATTGTATTGAAGAATAATTGTAGGATGATTGCTAAGGGCGCAGCACAAAGGCTTAGGGGTAAAAAACAATTATCTACTAGATACACTGGAATTATCCTTGATGACTTTGAATCTGAATTAAACACTAAAACTCCTGAAGCAAGAATGCATATTAAGAACTGGGTAACAGCGGCTGTTTATCCAGCGATTGATTTTGATAAAGGTGGATTTTTGTGGTGTAATGGAACTATTGTCCATTATGACTCTTTTTTAAATGGACTTGTTAAAAATCATCAAGAAGCTACAAATAATGGAGAAGATTATTCTTGGGATTTGATTACATATAAAGCTATACTTGATGATGGTACTCCATTATGGCCTTCAAGATGGCCTTTAAAGAAATTAGATGAAAGAAAACAATTTTATATTGATTCTGGTACTCCATCTAAGTTTTATCAAGAATATATGAATCAAGCAAAGTCTCCTGAAGACCAAATATTTTCTGAAGAAGATATAACCGATAATTTATATAAAGGTAACTTAAAATTTAGCAATGAAGCAAATTCATGGTATATAACTTTAGATGACGGAAGAGTTGAATATGTTAATATTTACATTGGGGTTGACCCAGCATCGACACTTAGTGCGAAAAATGATTATAGTGTTATTATGGTTATTGGGGTTACTTCTAATTACGATTATTATATTATCGAATATTGGAGGCAGAGGGTGTTACCCATGGACTGTGCAGATGAGATATTTAAAATCGCAGAACGATACAGCCCTATTAGGAGAATAAATATTGAAACAATTTCATATCAAGAAATGTTAAGAGATTACATTCATAAAAGAAGTAAAAAAGAAGGAAAGTTTCTTCCAGGTATAGAACAAGGTATTAAAGGTTATGGTAACCAAAAAAAGAAAGATAGATTATTTGAAGGGTTGCAACCAATGTTTAAAGCAGGGGCAGTACATTTGAAAAAGAATATGCATGAATTTATTGGCGAATTACTTGATTTTCCTAAAGGTTCACATGATGATACTATTGATGCTTTTTGGTTATCAACTCAACATGCTAAAGGTAATTCAAAAGCTGGAAAAATTAAAAAAATTAAAAATGGAGAATCTTGGGAAAACCCAAAAAAGACTTACAATTGGATTACAGGAGCAAGGGGTTGATTTGTATAATAAAAATACTCTATATTATTAGTTATGATAGAAACCAATAAAGATGCACAATATATTAAAGAGCTTTGGAGACGCTGGTATAATGCTCGTAGTGAGTGGGATACACAAGCAAGAGAAGATATTGATTTTTATTTAGGTAATCATTTTACCCCTGATGAAGTAGATGCTTTAAATGAAAGAAATCAATCAAGTTTACCTTTAGATAGATTATATTCCGCTATAGAGCAATTTAAAGCAATTATAACATCCAAACCCCCTAAATTTTCTGCCGTTGGAAGAGAAGACTCTGATGTTAAAATGGCAAATGTGTGGAAAACAATTTTAGAATATATTTGGGATATATCTGATGGTGATGAAACTTTTAAACAAGTAGTTCATGATTATGCTGTTACAGGCCTTGGATATTTTTATGCTTACATAGATAAAGAAGATGATTATGGAAGGGGTGAAGTTAAATTTACATACATAGACCCATTTAGAGTTGTAGTTGACCCTAACTCAAGAAATAAGTATTTTGATGATTCTTCTGGAATGATGTTATCGACTGTATTAACAAAGATGCAATTACTTGGATTATATCCTGAATTAGCAGAAGAAGATGATGAAGGAAAAATGGTTATTGATTCTATTGAAGGTCTTGATAATGATGAAACATATCCATCAAATACAAATTCAAGAACTGTTGGTTCTTTTACACCTGATGTTGTTAAAGATTTAGATTATAGCGAAGGTTCTGAAAAATATCAATTAATAGAGCATTTTTCAAAAGTTAATGTTCCGTATTATAGAATATTTAATGTTCAAACTCAAGAAGAAAAAATACTTGATATGAAAAATATGGAAATGTTAATTGAAGATAAAGCTACAGCTAAAGCAATTGAGTCTGGATTAATTGATATAGTTGAAATTACTCAAAAAAGAATTAAATTAACATGTACTTTAGGTCAAATAGTTTTATATGAAAAAATATTAGAAACTGATATATTTCCTATTGTACCAATACCAAACATATGGACTAACACACCATATCCAATGAGTGATGTTAGAAAAAATAAAGATTTTCAAAGATTTTTGAATAAAACAATGTCATTAATAACCTCACATGCACAAGCTGCATCTGGTTTGAAACTTTTAATCCCCCAAGGTAGTATAGAAGATGTTGAAGAGCTTGAAAGAGATTGGGCAAATCCTAATGCAACTATTGAATATGACCCGTCTTTTGGTGAACCGCACTTTCCTTCACCTCAACCTTTGGCGAGTTCAGTTATGCAATTACCCCAACTTATTGAAAAGTATATCGACCTTAATATGGGTATATTTGAAATGATGCAAGGAAATACTGATGTTGCTCCGAAAACATCTTCTGCTACTATGATGCTTGAAGACTTTGGTCAAAGAAGAAGTAAATCTAAATTAAGGGATATTGAAGGTAGTTTAAAAAGATTAGGAAAAGTTATTTATAATTTAGCTAAATCTCATTATAACTTTCAAAAAACATTTAGAATTGTTCAACCTAATAATGATTTAACTGAATATACTGTTAATAAAAGATTATATGATGATAAGTCAAAAGAAATAATGTCAATTGAAAATGAATTAGTTGTTGGTCAATTTGATATAAGAGTTATAGGTAATTCAACTATGCCTTCTAATAAATGGGGTGAATGGCAAATGTACATGGAAGCATATCAAGCTGGTCTTATTGATAAAGTTGAAGCTCTTAAAAAGACTGAAATATTTGATAAAGAGGGTGTTTTACAAAGAACTGATATTATTGCTCAATTACAACAACAATTGCAAGGAGCACAAGAAACAATTAAAAGTCTTGAAGGAGATTTACAAACAGCTCATAGAGAGTCTGTATCTTCAAGAAAAAGAACTGAAGTTGAAAAGTTTAAAAGTAGACTTCATGAACAAGAATCTGATTCCAAAGCAGCAACTAAAATGGCTGTAAACAGATTAGAAAACGCAGTTAAACTTGAGGGTGAGAAACTACGAGTTCGTAGTCAAGCTCAAATAAAATCTCAAGAAATTGCAAAATAAAGGAGAATAAAATGGACAACACATTTGAAAATGAAAATCTTGATTCAACTCAAGGTCAAATCAATGATAATGTAGGGCAAGACGTAAATGAACAAAGTAATGAGAATTCTGAAACAAATTGGGAAGAGCAATCTAAATATCACCAATCTGAAAAGGATAAACTCTATACTGAAAATCAAAAGCTAAAGCAATATGAACAAATTGGACAAATGTTGGAATCACGACCTGATATAGTTCAAACTATTTCTGGAATGATGCAAGGTGGTCAATCAACTACTAATGAGAGAATTACTTTAGAAAAAGATGAGTTTGATTCGTGGGAAGCCTATAATGACCCCTCGTCTAAGTCGTATAAATATCGACAACAAGAGATGCAGGATGCCGTAGATAACGCTGTTAAATCACAAATGGCTGGAGTTCAAAAAGAAGTTGGTATGACTAAACTTCAAACTGAGCTTTCTAACAAAGGATTAAATCAAGAACAAATTTCTTCATTTATGGAATTTGCTAGTAAAAATCCAGCTGAATATGGTATTGATGGTGCTATTAATATGTGGCAGGCTGTAACTCAAAACCAATCTAAAGAAACTAAAAGTAACCCTTTAGATGCTATTCGTCAAAATCAAAATTCGCCTCAACAGGCTGGAATCCTTAATGGACAACAACCTGTAAGGAAGGATGAGAGTCAGAATAGATGGGAAGGTGTTATGAAAGCTTCTAGGGTTGGAAATAAAATACCGTAAACTAGAATATAACAATAAAAAGGAGATGTCATAATGGCAAATCAATCTGGAACATTATATTCGTATAATGTCGACCAAACTGGAAACAGTGTACCAGCAGCAGTTGGTGCTTCGGCTGACTTAAGACGAATACATAACTTTGGCGACAGAGTCGCTGAATTAGCACCAGAAGAATCTCCATTTTTTGTGTATCTTAATAAGGTAGCAAAAGTACCAACTAATGACCCTGTATTTAGGTTTTTAGAAAATCGTTCAAAAATCGATTGGACAAGTCGTAATTTTTATGTTGATACAACAACTCATGATGATGTTGCTGTAGGTTCAGCATACTCTATTAATGTTGATGATGGAGCAAGTTCTCCAGCTAAAATAGATTGGCTTGTTAAAGGTATGGTTTTTGCAGTTGAAACAGATAAAACAGCAGCTTCACAAGTAATCTTTAGAATTGAGGGTATTACTCAAAATTCTGCAGATACTACTTTACAAGCTAGATGTATATCTAAATCAAATTCAGCTAATGAAACTGATTATGACCATATCCAAGATAATGACGAGTGTCAAGTTATTGGTACATCTTTTGCTGAGGGTTCAGGTTCTCCTGATGTTTGGTCTAGTCAATTAGACGATGACTTTGGATATTGTCAAATATTTAAAACAGCAGCAGAAATGACAAACACAGCAATTGCTACAAATTACAGAGGATACGCGAATGAATGGGATAGAATCTGGAATTTAAAACTAAGAGAACATAAGGTAGATATTGAAAGAGCTATGCTTTTCTCAATGAGAGCAAGAGATAATTCTTTACAATATTCAGAAGGTATAGTAGGTCATATACTTGCAAACTCAACAGCTGTTGCGTCTGGAAGTGCTGCTTATTCTTCTGGTAATGCTTATATGTTTTCACAAGCGTCATCTGCAATGACTTATGATACATTGTTAAGTGACTTTGAAGTTGTTTTTGACCCAGCTAGAGGTGGAAACAAATCTAAACTTGCTTTGGCAAGTAGACCTGTTCTTACTTATTTAAGTAAAATTGGTGGATTTGCAAACGCTTCTTTTGGTAATCAAAGTAGTGAACCAACTTATCAAAGTTCTATGCAATATAACGTAGATTATAGAGATGGTGCATTTGGTCATAAAATCACACAAATAAACACAATCCACGGAGATTTATCTGTGGTGCAAGAACCTATGTTTAGAGGTATTGCAAGTGGTTATATGTGTTTGGTTGACTTAGACCACGTTGCTTACAGACCTTTGGTCGGAAATGGTCTTAATCGTGATACTCATATTATCACAAACGTACAACAAGCAGATGAGGATTTAAGAAAAGACATGATTCTTACAGAAGCAGGTCTTGAGATTACAATCCCTGAAACTCATGCGTTGTATTCGTTTACTGACCTATAAGGAGGTATGCAATGAGAAGTGATGTATTAAATGATAATAGTCTTGTAAGTAATATTGACAATAAAGTTAAAGTCTTAACAGCAAGTCATACTTTAACCGCTGAAGATAGTGGTTCTGTGATTTTGCTTGACGTAGCTGGAGGATTAACAGTAACTCTTCCTTCATGTGCATCAGGCTTAAACTTTAAATTCATTGTTAAGACAACTTTTACTACAGCTGGATTAATCAATACTGCAGCTACAGATGAATTGTACGTAGGTACATTGATGCTTGTAGACCCTGCAACAGCAACAGATATGAATGCATTTAGTGCAGATGTATCTAATGATGATACTATTGATTTAGGCTCTGCTGCACAAGGTTGGCTTCAAGGTGGATGGTTTAATATTGTAGGTACTTCTTCTACTACATGGCATGTAGATGGCCAGTTAGTTGGAGATGGTACTCTTGCAACACCGTTTGAATAAAATAGTATATAAATAGTTTAATAGAACTATGGGAGTTGTCGTATAAAGGGCAGCTCCCAAATCTATAAAAAATTTTAATAATAATGGTACACTCACGGTCAAGTCAAGACCTTAAAGTACACTCGAAAGGAGAATAAAATGGCAAGTAAAGGGTTTCATCAATATACAGTTGCCGAGGCACAAAATGCTATATTAGGACAAGTTGGTACAGCATTTGTTGATGCAGGGCAAGGAACTGATACTTATACTCCACCTTCAAACTTAGTTGTTATAGCTATACAAGTTATAGATGATATAACATTTACAACTAATACGACATCGGAGTCTACAAACCATGCAAGTCCAGCAGCAGCTTCAAGTTTAGGTACAAATGGACATGATATGTCAACATTAACTATTCCAAGTGGTATGACAATATATGGAAGATTTAATGCTGTAGATATATCTGCTGGTAAAGCAATACTATACTTAGGTTAGAGCTATGCCAAGCTTAGGAATAGGTCAAACATTAACTAAAAGCTCTTTAGTTACACCAGGAATTATAAGAGATAATCTTGTGTTAAAGCATAATTATACAGATAGTCAAGTCGTACTTGTAAGTGATGGTGCTGCTTATTTTGATGGTACTGATGATGAGATAGATTGCAAAGCCTCAACTAATTTTATAACAGGAAATAATGTTACAATGGCTTGTTGGTTTAAAGTGCTAGATGGAGATGATACTACATTAATGCATAATCAAAAAGGTGATGGGAGTTCTAATTTAACTTTATCTGTTAATTATAAAGCTAGTGGCTCTGCAGATGGCTATTTAACAGGTATAGTATGGGGAGGAAGTGCTCATACATATTTAGAGTATGATGGAAATGTAGACACATCTAATAAATGGCATCACGCTGCAATTACTACTACAGCTTCAGAACAAAAATTATATTTAGATGGAGTTCTTGTTGATACTAATTCTGAAACATTTTCAAATAGTGCTTCTTCAGATGAAATGTACCTTGGTGCATTTAATGGTGGGACTAATTTTTTAAAAGGATACATGTGCAATGCAGGAGTATGGTCAGCAACATTAACTCAAGCACAAATCAAATCTATTATGTGGAAAAACTATGCAGGTTTATCAAATAGTGAAAAAACAAATTTAGTATCATGGTGGAATTTAGATTCAAGTTATATTGTTGGTGATACAACTCATAAAACAGCTGATTCACATGGTTCAAACAATGGGACACTAGCATAATGGCTGCTACTATACAAACAATTCAAAAACCAACAAGAGCTAGAGCATTAGATACCTCTAACAATAATAATCATGGGCAAATATATTCAGGTAGAGCATTAGAGTTTGATGGAGTTAGTGATTATTTTCAGCATAATGGCGGAACTAATATATCAGGAGTTAATAGCTTTGCTGATGGAGAAGCGTGGACTTTTGCTACTTGGATATATTTTAGAGATACAAAATTTACTTTATTTGTTGGAGATGACAATAGTACTCATACCAATATAGGTTTACATAACAGTGATTATATTATGTTTAGAGCAGATAGTGGAAATTATTATAAATTCGATTCAACTCAAACTAATGCATTACCTGGGTCAGAACCTTTGCAAGAAAATACTTGGTATCGTTTAGTTATAACTGCTAAAGATAATATTTTAACTTGTTATTTAAATGGAGTTCAACATGGTTCGACTATTACTACATCTACAAATAATACAAGTAATGGTACAGCTTTTCCAGGAAGTGCATCAGATTTTACTGGTTGGGGTATGCCATATGCTACTCCTAGAGCTCATGGTTTAGATGGAATGATGTCTGATGGACAGGTATGGGATTCTGCATGGACAGCAGATGATGCATCATTTGACTATCTTAATCCTGAACAATTAGCTTTAAATAGAGGTGGTACATTATTAACAAACTCTAATCTTAAGATATGGTATCCAATGAATGATGGACATAGAGGACAGCAATCATATATACTTGATGCTTCAAATACAGGGTTGGGTGATGAGATGGTTACTAATGGTGATTTTTCTTCAGGTGATTTAACAGGTTGGACAGAAGGTTCTACTAGTAATCCTGATTGGCAATTTGATACTGTTGAATATGACAATGGGAGAATGCATGTAGTTTCTAATGGAGTAAATGAAGGTGCAGGTTATCAAACTGTAAACAATTTAGTAAATACTCCTTTTGTTGAAGGGGTTACTTATAGACTTGCTTATGATATAACTGTAAATAGTGGTTCTATGGCTGTACTTGCTATGAATGGAGCTGTTTCAAATCAAGTAGGATATAATGTAGTTCATACTTCATCTGAAAATGTTGTTGCTTATTTTACTGCCAATAGTAGTGCAGGAAGTACTCCAGACAAACATTGCATAGAAGTATATAGAAGTATAACTACAGCTGGAGATATTTATATTGATAATGTATCTCTCAAACCTGTAAACGACAAAAATCATGCAACAACTGTATTTTATGGTGATGAGTTGATAACTGCTCAAACAAATAGAGATTTTAGTGGGAGTGGAAATTGGGCTGCATTTGACCCAGATTCATCTTCAATTGCTACTGTTGTTAGTTTAGATAGTGCAAGAATGAAAATAGTTACTACGACTGAAGCTTCTGATGAAAGAGAGGGATGTGAACTTGATATGTCATACATGACAGCTCCAGTAGCAGGAAGAACTTATAGAATTAGTGCAGATATGCAAGCAACATCAGCTGGATTTACTTTGACAGTAGGTATGGGAGGAGCAAGTACAACGCAAGCAATAACTACTAGCGATGCAACATACAATATGGATATTACTGTTGCTAATTCAGTTGGAACTTTAAGATTTTATACAACAGAAAATACAGCAAGAACATGGCATATGGATAATATATCAGTTAAAGAAGTAGGCACAGCAACAGGTTGGACAGACGCAGACCAACAACTTGATATACCACAAACAGCATTACAATCTTATAACCAATTGGCTTGGTTTGATGGATATGCTACAGATACAGCTGCTGAATTAGATAGCACTTTTTATTTTGAAGTTGGACAAACTATAAATATGTGGGTATTTCCAAATTCTATTACTATATATGATTCTATATTTGGAGCAAGAGAAACTGAAAATTATGTGAGGTATCAAAAAAATTCTGGTTCCTTTGTATCAACTAATGAACTTGTTCAATTTGAACCAGAGAATAATACCGCTTATAGTATCACTGCGACTATTTCAGGTATTTTAGAAGTAGGAAAATGGCAAATGTATACATTTATATGGAATACAGATAGAACTATAGATTTCTATGTTAATGGACTAAAAATAGGAGAATCTTCAGCTACTGCAGACACTACTGATGGTAAAAGATTAAAAGTAGGTCACTTTGGTGCTGGATATGGAACATCTTCTTTACCATTTGAAGGAGCAATGACTGAAATATCTTACTGGAATGCTGGATTTAATTTATCTGAAGTAACACAATTATATAATAATGGTAAAGCTTTAGATGCAACCTTGCATACTAAATATTCTGAAGGCGCAGCTAATTTAACAGGTTATTGGAGAAATAATGGTTTATCTGAATGGAAAGATTTAAAAGGCAGTAATGATGCAAATGTAGATTCAACAGAAACAATGTTAATCACAGCAGGAGTAGATGGTTTAAGAGATTCTCAAGGATTTATAATGAATCGTCAAAGAGCTACTAATAGTTTGAATTTATGCGTGTTAGGAAGTGTAGATACTGGTAATTATGTCTCTATCCCAGTAAAAGAATATGATATAGATGGAAGTCCTACTAGTTTCTCTTTTTGGTTTAAATATGAAGGAGTTGGTAATGGTGCTGGTCAAAGCATTTTAGGGAGTTCTACAACAAGTTCTGCAAGTATGTTACAAGTTAATCCTACTAATAAAATTACAATAGAAGGAGATACTAATAATAAGTATGCACGAAATGATGATAGTTATACAGCTTTAACTTTAGGAGAATGGTACCATTTTGCAATAACTTGCGCAGGTGATGGTTCTGTTATATTATATAAAAATGGAGCAAGTTTAGGAACTACTGAATATGGAACTGGAAGTGATATTGATGTAAATATGACAATAGACCAAATAGGATTATCTTCTACTGGTTCTTATGAAGTAGATAGCCAAATAGATGATTTAGCTATATATGAAGGTAAAGCTTTAACAGCAGCAGAAGTAAAAAGAAATTATAACGCAGGTAAAAGGAGTCACAAATAATGGCACATTATGAAATGTATTTTTGTCTACCAAGCAGTGCATATGATAGTGCTGTTGGAAATAAAATAAAAGCACTATATCCTATAGTAGAATCAACAGATGAAGATGGAACAGTTACTTATGTATCTGCTCCTACTTGGAATGATATTATTATGGCAGGTAAGGTAGGAGCTCCAAGGTATTCACATGATAAAGCATATTGTATTATCAAAGGTGAATGGTCTATGAAAGATGGAGTTCTATCAGAACTTATAGCATTAGGAGCTAGCAAATCATATCCTAATTTTAGTGTATTAACTAAATCAGAAGCACAAACATTAGCATCAAGCAACACGTTTGTAAGTGAAGAGTAATTATATTAAATTACAGGAGAATTATGAGAGGAATTAGAACATATTATTGTAAATCTTGCAAAAAATGTATTGATTTTAAACCAAATGATGAGCATATATGCAAGTGTGGATATATTTTTGGTAAAGCAGTTAATATATCAGATGGTATTAATATGAGAAATAATAAATGGAGTAGTCAAACAAAGGTAGAATTTAATCAAACAACAATGGGACAAGATATAGCAAATAGGAATAAAAGATAATGGCAAAAAGTATGACAGTTCAAAATATTATTGATGCAACAGATGAATCAGTAGGTTCAAAATCAGAATCATATATGCTTAGATTAATTAATGATGCTTTACTTGATATTGCTGAAAAGAAACAGCATTATGCAAAAGAAGTAACAACAGATTTAAAGAAAAAACAAAGATGGTATACATTATCTGATGATATGATTGATATAATAAAGGTCGAAATATTAGATACTAATAATAGATATGTAATGATACCAAAATTAGCTGACCCACATAGAATATTAAGAGCAGATTCAGATTCAAATTCAAGCGCAGAAACATTTACTGCTTCTAGCGGAGATGATGATTCTTTAACATAAAGGTTTATTATGGCAACAAATAAAAGAACATATCCAAATGATTATTTTGCATGGTATAACGATGATAATAGACTTGCAATATTAGCCGAAGATATAACATCATCAGCAGGGGAAAGAACTTCTGAAAAATATGATACATTTCAAGGGGATGGAAATTTAAGCGGCACTATTTCTTCTTTCGCTGATTATAATTCTACTGTTACTGGAACAACAAAAGCTACTTGTACTTCTCATGGACTTACAACAGGAGATAGAGTAACTATAACTTCATCTCCAGATGGAGACTTTAATGGTAGTTATTCAATAACTAAAATTGACGATGATGAATTTTATTTTTCTAAAACATATGCAGCTGAAGCTAGCGGAACATTTACATCATTATTTGTTAATAACGGATTAAGAATAACATATCATTCAAAATATGAAGAAGCAACAGCGACAACTAATAATCTTCAAAGTGATTTAGGATTAGATAGTACTTTACATAATGCTGTTTTATGCTATGTAAAAGCAAGGCTATATGAAGATGATGAAGATTTAGAATATTCAGCTTATTATAGGCAAATGTACGAACAAAAAGTAAAAAAATATAGAAGTAGAAGGTCTGGGGTAAGAGTACTTTCAGTACCTAAATTATAATAAATAAAAAGGCGATATATGAATCTACAGGAAAGACTTAAAAATCTTAAGGTTCAACAAGAACAAGCGAAAGAATTATTTATAAAATATCAAGGCGCAATAGAAGTTCTTGAATCTATGATTGAAGATAAAGAATCTTCAAATAAAAAAAAGAAGTAGTTTTTTGAAATGAAAAGAGGTGATTATGGCAAAATTGCAAGGCAATATTGTTGATAGAGCAATAGTAACTCCTGATAAGCATTTTCCTATACATGATAAGAAAGCAATTAAAATAGTATGCAAAGCTATTGAAATTGTAAAACCTACAATGTATATAGATTTAGGAGATACTGGGGAATGGGAGCATTTTAGTAACCATTATTGGAAAGGTAGAAATGCTAAACCAATGGAAGATTTAATACCATTGTTAGATAAAGATGTAAAAGCGGTTAATAAAGGTATGGATATAATAGATAAGTCCTTAGATAAGATTAAATGTAAAAAAAGACATTTTATCCAAGGTAATCACGAAGTATGGCTTGATAATTTTGTTGTTAAATATCCTTATTTAGACCAATACAAAACATACAATGCTTTAAAATTAAAAGAAAGAGGATATGAATATCATCCTTATTTTAGAAAGAAGTTGCTTAAAATTGGTAAATTAAATTTTACACACGGGCATAGAACGGGTATGCATCATGCAAAGGCACATTTAATGATGTACGGAGAATCAGTTATGTATGGACATACACATGATTTGCAAAGACATACACATAGTTCATTAGGAGGTACAATCAGTGCTTGGAGTTTAGGGTGTTTAAAAGATATTGATATAGATGAAGATTGGTTAAAAGGTAACCTAACAAATTGGAATCATGCATTTGCAATAATAGATTTTTTTAAAAATGGAGATTACAAAGTAGAAGTAGTAGAAATTATAAATGGTAAAACCTCATTATGGGGTGAAGTATTAACATAGAAAGCAAGGAGAATAAATGGCAAGTACATTAACGTCAGGTACTATGACAGTCACTTTAGTTGAATCTTTAACATTAAATGGTAAAGACCAAGGCTCTGTAAATAAGCTATCTATATCTGGAATAAATTCTATATCTAAAACAATAGTAACCACTACAACTGATAAGCTTGAGTATTTAGCATTTGGAACTGGAGTTGGAAAAGGAACTTTCAATGAAGCAAATGTAAGGTATATGAGATTTACCAATAAAGATGATACTAATTTTATAGTTTTATTTTTTACTAATGAAAGTAGTGATGAGGTTGGTATTAAACTAGATGCAGGACAAAGCTATATATGGAATGCTGATATTAATGGAGGATTAGTAGATAATATGGATGCAAACTCAGGTGGAGCAGCTTCATCTGGTCAATTAGCAGATATAACTAAAGTACAGATACAGGCAGATACAGCCTCGTGTGATGTGGAGATGTTTGTAGCAAGTACATAATGGAGGAATATGGAAACAGATGCAATAGAAGGACTTATAGGCGAATATGGCTGGATGGCAGCTATTGCGTTTGTTTTTTTATTAGGTAGAAATACAATTGAATCTGCAATAGAAGCTATTAAAGTATTTGCAGGTGATGATTTAAACACAGATGATGTAATTATATTTGATGATAGACCTGCTAGAGTAGTTAGGGTAGGTTTTTGGAAAACAATATTATTTGTATATGAAGTAGGATGTAATAACGGAAAACCCTATATAAAAGGTGGAAATAAAGTAGCAGTGCAAAACGATAAATTAAAAGACCATATGATAGAAAAACCATTGCCAATGTTAGATTTAAAAAAATGGGATGATTGCATGGAAGATAAATGATTATTTTTTCTTATTTAGTAGTAACATTTTTAATACTTTGCTTATGTCTTTTTATATATTTATATACATGGAATTTTTTTAATATAAATTTTGATGATGAAGAAAGTTGGTACGAATGAAAGACACATTAAGAGTTTTATCTACTTACCCAGAGATAGGTATGGGTACAAGTTTTTTTTCAACATTAATAGGCTTTTTAAAGCTTTTAAACCCTATTCTAACATTTATATCATTATCAATAGGTATAATTGTTGGATTAATGACATTATATGCAAAAATAAAGGGAAAATAATGATACAAGGATTGGTTGCAAAAAAAATTATAGATTCTATTGTAAAAAAGGTAATGGACAATAGGGAGTTAAAGAAAATTAAAGATTTAGAAAAAAGAGTTAAAAAACTTGAAAAATTTAGTCATGAGCCAAAAGACTTTATTTGTATGTCTTGCGGTTGTAGTGCTAAAGTAAAACGAAAATAAAATAAGGAGATAACAATGTTATCATTAATTACATCGAATTGGGAATGGTTTTTATTGGCTTTATATGTTTTAGAAAAAGCTATTAAATTATCACCTTCTAAAAAAGATGACTTGGTTTGGGATATGGTATTAAAACCAATAGTTGCGAAAATAAAAGGTAAGTAATGAGTAAACAAGCGCTAAAAATATCTGATTTTTCAGGAGGATTGAATAGTTTTTCAGATTCTAAAGATATTCAAAACAATGAATTCCAAGCGCTTGATAATGCCGAAGTTGATGAAAATGGCATAATAAGAGTTAGTGGAGGAGTAAGTAGAGATATAGTTTTAAATAATATTTCCACAGATAGTTTTAGATTATCTTCAATTTTTAATCCAGGAACTGGTTTATATTCTTTCTTTTCTGATTACTCCTCTATGCTAAGTACATATTCTTCGGATATATATGATTATGATTTAGATACTCTTTCTTTTGATACTTCATGGACATTAACTGCTGGAGATGGTGTTGGATGGAAAGTATCTGACAATGTTTCTCCATTAAGCCAAACAATAGGAGTTCCAAGAAGTTATGTTAGTGGAATAGAATCTATAGCAGCGGTAGATGGGAATGATGGAACTCCATCATCTTTAGGTTCTATAAAAACTTCACCAATATTATTAAAAGCAAATAGTGAGTATACTTTAAAGTTTAAAGCAATGTGCGCAGGTTCTGATTCATGGTTTTATTCAGGATTAAGCATTCCTCCACATATTAAAATACATGATATTTCAGACCAATCAAATCATCTTACATATTTTAGCAATGATGGTAGTGGATATTTACAATCTACAAGCGATGTTACTGCTACTAATTTTTTAACAAGCGAACAAGCCAATATGTTTACAACCTCTGTTGGTGGTTGGACTATTATTGGTGGCTCTTCAATAACAGCTCAAAATGTAGCTAATAATGTTACAGGTGGAACTAATGGAAGTGCAGAAATAAAAGAATATTCTGGCTCTAGCAATAGTATAAAATGTATTTATGTATTATCTGATGCTACTTATATTAAACCATCTTACTTAAGCACAGCAGATATTAATTTTGGAGTAAAAAGTCCTGACATATCTGGAACAGACACAGTTAATGGATTTATTGCTGGAGCTTCTTATTACTTAGATGTTATGTGTATAAATCCAACTACTAATGCTGGAGACCCTGTAGTTGAAATAAGATGGAAAGATGGAAGTGATTATAAGGTTATTTATAGTAAAGTTTTTCCACAAAGAACCGAATGGACTCATATTAATATGAATGATTATCATAATGTTGGAAATATTCTTGCACCAAGTAATGACATGTCTTTTAAATCTATAGAATTTAGCCTACCATCAGACTTTGATACGGCTAACGATAAAATTCAAATAAGGGTTGGTTCAAATGGAAGTGGAACAAAAAGTTATTGGGCTGGATTTAATTTAAGAAGAGCTATGATTGAACTTGGAAATGATGTAAAAGTATTTGGACATAATTCAGAATTTTTATCTTACCCTATATCCTATAATATGACTACTAATTCTTTATTGTTTTCTTCAGGAACTCATTTTGACACTACTCTTCCAAGAGAATATACATACAAATTTACAACAAATAATGTGGCTTCTGAAATAATTGATGGAGATAAGTATGTTAAACTTAGGTTTGAAATTGTTGCAGGAAAATGGGGTAGTAGGACTACATATTCTAATTTAGAATTTTATATATCTGACTTAGCTGTCATTGGTATTGGAGGAACAAATCATACTTTAGCTTTATCCGAACACCACCCAACAGCAAATCAAACAGATTTAGCTTTAAGTTATTATTCCAAGAATGGATATAATCAAACAGATAAAAGTTTATTTCCATTAAAATACTCAGGAATTGCTTTTGCAAACTTTAATTATGTAAATGGAAGATTGTTAATATCAGATGGTAATCATCAAAATAACAATAAATCATACCAATATTATTATAATAAATATGCAGATAAATTCTTACTATCTAAAACATTAACATCTCCTCCTAGAATATTTAATGTAAGTGTCGGAACATACACTCCTTATGCTTCAAATGAAAGATATGATGTGTTGCAAAAATATATTGGAGCATCCTCAAATAATGATGCAAAAATTAATTTATATGCTTCAGATACTTGTGAAAATAATTCTTGGGGTGTTATAGGTGGAAACGAAAATGGTCAAGCAAAATCAACAAATCAAGTAGATATGATGGGTGGAAATTCATTTATGTTTAATACAACTGCAGATTTAGATAATGGTGGTGGCGGTGGTGCTAAAAAAAGAATTATAATTAATCAAGATGAAATTACAGGTAAAACAGATGATATTGCAAATATATATGTAAAACTAAAAGTATATGCTTTAGTTGGGACAGCAAGAGAAAGGATTTATAGTAACAACTATTGGAATGGGTATATTGATGCTGCAACACCATGGTATCATAATGAAAAAGTAAAAATGGATATGTCTATTTCTCAATTTAGTGATTCAGATTATACTGTTGATACTGACACAGACCCTCATGATATAGCAAATAATGCTTCTCCACCTATTACAGCTGTAACAACAGAAGATTTGGATACTTTAGAAATGGGAATTGCTACAAACGAAGCTAATTCAATTAATGGATGGTATACAGAAATGGATATAAATACAAGTTTTCAAGATGGAATGGGAGGATTGGCTGGCCCTATTGGAAACGAAGCTCAAGATGGATACCCAAGAAAATATATAAGTTGTATTGTTGAAAAAAATATACCTTTTGCTGACGCACAAGTAGATAAAGATAATAATATTATGATTGAAATAAATGTAGATGTTGATAATATGGCAGATTTAGACCATGTGAGCTTAGGAAACAAAAACTATGACCCTTCTGGAATGACTCCAGGAGAACCCACGGAAAACTATTTTGGGCATTATACTGTAGAACCATATACGTTAGCAAGTGGTTTTAGTGCTTTACATATAGATATTTTAGAATGTGATATGGAGTTTCACTCAGGAACAACAATTAATGGAGATAACGTATCTAAAGATGATGTTGGACTTTCTTTTAATTTTGCAGACGTTACATCTGAGCATACAGCTGAAGGATGGGAAGGAACATGGACTGCGGCAGTAACTACTGTTAATGTTCATAACGAAGAAAGTTTTTTAAGAAAAGTAGATTTTAATGAAATAGTATGTAGTAATAGTGTTCATGCTCCTGAAATAAGTCTTGTCCATAGTTCAAGTTTAGATATAAGTGAAATAAAATACTTTAAAGTATATATGAGTTATTCAGATAGTGATATATATTATCTTCAAATGACTTGCGATATTCAAAATAAAAAAGTATGGTCATCTACAAGTGGTAAAAAACTTCATGCAAATTTTGTATCTGACAATAATCATGCTACTTGGTTGTACCAAACTCCTAGTAAAGAAAATTTAAATCCAAATGAAGTTTATAGTTATGAATCTGAAACTCAAGTATCTCAAGAAGATGCAGAAAGTGAAGAAACAATGACTGCTCAATATAACTGCTCTGTTGTAGCTAATAATCATTTATATGTAGGAAATATAAAACAAAATGGTTTAATAAGGTCTGATACTATGATTAAATCACCAGAAGGTAGACCAGGGATATTGCCAGCATCAAATGATATTACTTTAGTTTCAAATGATGGTGATGAAATAATTGATTTGCATTTCTTTAAAAACAAATTACTTCAATTTAAAAAAAATAGAATATATGTTATTGGAACAGATGAAGGAGATTATTTAGATGAAATATTTGAAAATGTAGGTATTGAACATAAAAGTCAAGTTGTTTCTACGCAAGTAGGTATATTCTGGGTTAATGAAAGCGGTTGTTATGGATATAATGGGGAAGGATTAACTAATTTTACAGAAGGAAAAATTGCTAAAAAGAAATGGAAAAATAGTATATCAAATTGGCTATTATATGAAAATTTAAAACCATCAATAGGGTATTTAAGGAAAGAAAATAAAATTATTATTTGGCCTTCTACATACAATAATTTTTTAACATCTAATATGTATCCAATTGATTATACTGATGGATTAAATAAAGCAGAACAAGATAATGCTAAAAGAATATCAACAAATGAATATGGATATTTGTTTGATTTAGATGGTAAAAGATGGTCAATGATATATAAAGGTGTAGATGGACAGATATTAAATGAAAATTTAGAAACAGGTGTTAATTTTGAAACAACAAGAATGTATGGGATAGGAGAAGATTCTTACAATTCTCCTGTTACTAATTTTGCTTACGACATACATGATAATTTAATATGGGGTACTCCTAACCAAGAAGGATTTAAAATATATAAATGGGAAGATGCTCCTTCAACTACATCAGGCATAGGAAATAATGAAAGAGATTTTAGAGTAATAACAAAAGATTTTGATTTTGATGCTCCATCTATTAAAAAGAAAATATTTAAAGTATATGTAACATTTAAATCATCTTTATTTGAAGCTGATTTTTCAAATAGAAAAGAATTAACAAAACCATTTTATTCTGTTCCAAATGTTAAAGCTTATTATTCTATAAATGGTACTAATAATTGGGTAGAGTTTAGCACAACTAAAAGTAAAAATTATGATTCTAATGGATTTTCTTTACCGAACACAGAAACAACATTGGCCGCTGGTTTTAGCAATTCTTTAACTAGTATATCTAAAGCTTCATTCGCAGATTCTTCTATTATAAAGGCTGGAAATATATTAAAAATAGGTGAAGAATATATGCTTATTACAGAGATTACTAGCTCTATAGTTAAACTTGAAAGAGGCTATAATAATACTCAAGCAGTAACTCATACAATAGGAGAAACTGTTGAAGTTTCAGCTGGTGGTGATTGGGTAGAGGCATCATTAAAACCTCAAGGCTCTATTAATAATATTAATTCTATTGCATTTAAATTTGCAACAAACACAGATAGCAATAAACCAGTTCCAAGGGGATTTCTTATTAATGATATAACAGTATTATATAGAACTAAACGAGTTATATAATGTTATCAACAAAAAGTTTACTTAATAAACGATTATTAAAAAATCCTTTAAAAAAAGTATTCCCTTCTAAACAACAAGGAAATGATGGTGATTTACAATTAGCTCGAATAAGTGGTAAAGGTGAATTTTTATTAGGTAAAATAGATGGAAATTGGTTTTCAACTAAACTAACTTCAATTAAAGATAGTAGTGTTAATAAATCTAAAAAAATAAAAACAAGTAAACTTTATGGATTAGGAGGTTTAGCTTTAACATTAGTATCTGAATCCATTAGTACAAGCATTTACGCAGGAAAAACAGCTACATCTAAGGCTAATAGTCAACCAATTTTAAAGATTGGAAATGGTAAAAATACAGGCATAGTATCATCTTTAGGCAATCAAGATTTATTATTAACAACTGGAAATTCTACTTCTTCATATTTAAATATAACAGATGGTTCAAATGGAAGTATAACTTCCGTATTAAATGGAAGCGGTAAGTTTGATATTATTTTTAACTCATCTGATGCTGATGACCCAAGAGTAAGAATATTAAATGTTGGAAGTGGAGGCTCAAGTTTAGATTTGATAGTATCAACTTCTTCTTCAGATTCATACATATCTCATGGATATATAGCAGATGACCCAAGTAATAATAGATATTATGTATCTGGAATAGATAATTCAAATCCAAATAGTTATAATATAAACTTTACATCTGGAAGTTCAGCAGGAGATTTAACTCCATCAAGTGGAACTAATTTAGTTAAAATTTCAAATGATGGAGATATGACTCTTCTTAAAGATTTGTTTGTCACAGGAGATGCAACTGTTGATGGAGGAAGGCTTGATATTGATAAATCTTCTGGAGACCCTAAACTTGTATTCCAAATTGGAGGAACATCTAAATTTACTGTAGGTTTAGATGATTCTGATTCGGATAAATTTAAAATTAATTCAGGTTCTACAATGGCAGACCCAAGTGATTTAGAATTAGATTCAAGTGGTAATCTTAATATAGCTGGAACTTTTACTATAGGTACTATAAATACTGATACAGCAGGAGATAATTATTTAGTTGAAGTAAGTGGAGAAGTTAAAAAAAGAACTCCTGCAGAAGTATTATCTGATATAGGTGGTTCAAGCACTACAGGAACAGTAACATCAGTTGGCGCTACAGGCACAGTTAATGGATTAACATTAACAGGAACTGTAACTTCATCAGGTAATCTTACATTAGGTGGCACACTTGCTATTAATAATGGAGATTGGAGTGGTACAGATTTAGCAGTTGCAAATGGAGGAACTGGAGCATCTAATAGCAATGCTTGGTTAAATAGTAGAATTACAACTAATGCAAATGGTAGTTTAAATTACGATGCTACAGGAGCTACAGCTGTTAATCATAATAGTTTAACAGGTTATGATGCTGATGAGCATATAGATTGGACAAGTGCTAGTGCAGGAACTATAGACGCTTCTAATTATACAAACACAACTTACAGTGTAATGGCATCTGGTAATTCTTATGCAGCTGGATTAGTCGCAGCAGGAAGTGGAACTCATGGTAGCGAATTTCTTAGAAAAGATGGTACTTGGGTTGTTCCTACTAATACAACTTATTCTATAGGGGATGGAGGATTAACTACTAATGATTTTACTAATGATGACCATACAAAATTAAATGGTATTGCAGCAGGAGCTGAAGTAAATGTTCAAGCTGATTGGGATGAAGCAAGTAGTGGTAGTGATGCATTTATAGCTAATAAACCTACTATACCAGCAGCGGTTACTAATCATGTAACAAACAATGCTGATGATACTATGGCAGGAGCTTTAACTATTGATAAAAATTCTACAGCAACTACAAATAGCACAACAAGAGCATTATACTTAGATTATGACCATACTGGAATTACTGCTTCAGGTCAATCAATTAATAATGTTGGCATGGATGTAAATGTTAATTGCAGTACTCCTACTCATGTTGGAAGCCATACTTCATATGGAATAAAAGGAAGTGTAGCATCAAGCACAACAGGAACAGGTACTGCTTATGGTATGAGTATGGGTGTAACTGGTGCAGATACTAATATTGGAATTCTTACAAATGTTACAGATGGAGGTATAGATTTTAAAGCAACAAGTACAGCTAATTTGTCTGACTATTTTACAATAGCAACAGGTACTAATGGAGCAACTACATTAACAACTGTAGATGATGACGATGCTTTAGCTCATTTAACATTAGACCCTGATGGAGATTTACTTATATCAGGAGCAGATGTTATGATTGATGCAGGTAAAAAATTATACTTAGATGGAGATGGTCACACTTATTTTTTAGAAAATTCTGATGATGTTTTACATTTGTTTGTTGGTGGAACTCAAATATATAGTATTTCTGAATTAGGAGTAAATAGTTTTTTTGAAATGATGGCTGGTGGTGGAATGAGTATACCATTTCAAGCTCCATTGTATTTAGATGGTGGAGCAAACACTTATATAAAATCAAACACAGCTGACCAAATATCTTTACATTGCGGAGCAGCTACTGTTTTTACAATAGCAGAAGACGGAGCTACTAATGGTGATTACGCAAGCTTTGGGACAACTGGAGCAGGTTTTACTCAATTTGAGCCTACTTATAATGCTACTGATACTTATGTATATTTTAATAGAAATGGCAATAAAGCTCACTTAACATTTGGAGCAGCAAGTACAGCTATAACAGATATACATATGCACTTTCCTCCTGTTTCTGGTAATTTTCAATTACTTATAAAACAACATGGTAGTGGTGGTGGCTCTGTTTCTAATTGGAAAACATTTGATAAAGCTGGTAGTAATGAATCTACAGTTGTATGGCCTGCAGCTACTGCTCCTACATTAACAACAGGTGCTAATAAAATAGATATAATATCTGTATACTGGGATGCAGATAATAATAAAGCTTATGGTGTAGCGAGTCTTAATTTCTAATGAACAAAGCAATTAACAGAACAACAGTTCAAGTAGAAGATAATAAATATCGCATATACCCTAAAAATGCTCCATTATTTTACAAAGATTCTGCAGGTAATTTAGAGAATATAGATTTAAAATTTAATGATGCGACATCTTCTATTGGCGATATATCTTTAATGAACAAAGGCGTTGTTAGTGTAGGAAAACGAAAAGGCAATAATCCTACAAAAGTTGTAGGTATTAGACCAGATAACACACAAAACGGAGATAAGCAATTAGAGTTTAGTTTAAATAGTGTTAAAATAAATGGGGAATCGCAAGAATTTAATGTAGAAACAGATTTAGAAATAGTTTTAAGATTATCTAAAGTTTTGCAATTAGTAAAACTAAATAAACAATTTAGTCAATGTGAAATAGAGTTTACATTAGATTTAAAAGGAATGAGTATTTTAAATGAAAAACATACAAGTGAATCTAAAATACAAGAATATGGCTTTAATTTGACTAATATAGGCGATAATATTGGAAGCGATACGTTAGGTATGTATAATGGTTATAATAGCTTAAATAAGGATATTCCATATTTAGATTTTTATGTTGGAAAAATAACAGATGAATACATAACAACAGGCCAATATACAAATGAAGAAGAATTTGGCGATAGTGATTTAAGTAAATACACTTTAGAGCAAATGTATTTAGGTGGTAGTAGTGTTTATTTTAAAGATTGCGTAATATTAGCTTGTAAGCCTTACAATATAGATAATTATGAAAATACAGTTGTTAATAATCTTTCTGATTTATATGGATTAGAAATATTAAACGATGGAGGTGCTGGTGTTTATTTTACAAAAGATAATAAAAAAGTGGGAGGATACTATTCAAATGATAATACGTTTTTTGCATTTTTTAATACTAAACCTATACCTGATGAGATTAAAACATTATTTAAAAGAAAAAACTTTGAAGACACCTCGTTTTTAGATATAACTGTAGCAGAGCTTGAATCAGGAATTAATAGCAGATTTAACAAAAATTTAAACATTAATGTAGATAATACTTATTTTAAACAAGACGTTAATGGAACTTTTAAAATTCAAGTTAGTGAAGAATGTTTTTTTATTCATAAGCCAATAGCATTTAATGAAAGTTATTTGCCAATTCCTTATGAAACTGAACATACTTTAAAAGATAACGGAAATAATTCTTATACCTATACAAAGTATATAGCTGTAAATAATTCTTTAGATATTAACAATGCTAAATATTTAGATACTGCTTTATATGTTTCTGAAGCAGAAGATAATGGTATTGTAGCAGTTGCAGCATTTAGTATGGCTAGTATGAATGGTAGAAATAATTCTGGAGGTGGTGCAGTAATAACAGATGCAGATTTTAATACTGACAGACCTGTGCCTCTTTTAAAGGTAGATGGTACAACTATTTCAACAGGGGTAGATGCTATGCAAGTTATAGCAGGTAATAATAACAATACTACATCATCTACAAGCCAAGGAGGTGGAACAACTTTTACATTTAGACAAAGAGGTATTCAATCACATTATGTTTTTGATTCATCTGGAGTATCTTCAGCATCTGCATTATCTTGGAAACAATTAGGTGGATATACTCACGCTATTAACACTTTGGAAACATATGGAGAACAATTTACAAGCATTAATATTATACTTTTAAAGTCAAATACTGAAGGTGGAAACAGTGGTACTAATTGGAATGATTTTGAGGGATGGTACGCTTCTACTACTGACCCTTGGGATGAAGATGATGTTACAGAATACAGTAGTGCTTACAATGTTGCATCACCTTATACACATGGTCTAATGACTAATAATCCAAGTGGAAGTTCAACAACACATACTATAACAATGAACTCTGATGCTATTTCTAATATTAATTCTGATGATACTTTTAAATTTGCAATAATAGAATATGATAGATATTATTTGAATGATACTACTGCTCGTGATGGTTATGAGGGTGTTGATTATTTTATGGGAGCGCAAATAGATAACACAAATGTTTCTTATAGACCATATTTAGATGTAACAACAGGAACAACACCTGCAACGCCAACAGATAACGCAACATTCTTTGGGACTAATTTCTAGGATTTGTATATGAAGGAAAAATGTAATATATTTAAAAGTAAAATTTTAGCAAAAAAGGAGAACTAAATGTCAGTTTTTAATCCATATCAAGATTCTCAACCTCAAGTGCAGCAATATGGAGATATGAAGGGAATTTTAAATAAAATCAAAGAAAGTATACAGACAGATAAAAGATTTAAAGGTCAACATATTAAAGCTATTAATGAAGATATTGAAGCAATACTTAATGATATGAGGAAAAAGAAAAAGAAAAAAGGTGTTATAGGCGGTCTTTTAAGTTTAGGCTCTATGTTTATACCTGGATTAGGAACACTTGGAAAAAGTTTAATTTCTGGGCTTATTTCTGGTGTTACCTCTAAAGATACACTTAAAATGTTAAAAGATAAAAAAGGAAAAATTCAAGATTTAATGAGTGGAACATTTATGGATAAAACATTAAGAGATGTTGAATCAGGAATTGAGTCTGATATGGAATCTTACGACCCTGTTAGAGCTGCAATTGAGTCAGCGGCACTTACTGCAATAATGTCTAGTGCTGGAGGAAAAGGAGAAAAAGCAGCAGAAGGAACAAAAGAAATTCCAGAAATAGATTTCGGAGAATCTTTAGAAAAATCTTATGGTGGTGGAGGTGGTGGTGTAGGATTTTCTGCGCCTAAAGATTCACTTAAACCAACTATGGTTACAGGCACAGACGGTTTTAGCTCTTTTGATATGGCTATCCCTAAAAACTTACAATCACCTGACTTTATATCAAATTTATCAAAAAGTGAAATTCCAACTTCTAATGTAAGTGTCGCATCTAAAACACCATTTTTTCAAAAAATAGGATTTACTGACCCTAATGCGCCAACAGCAGCAGATACATGGCAAAAAGCAATGTCTCCATTTAAACAAGATAATTGGAAACAAGGAATGAGTAAAGCTGGAGCAAATTGGACTCCATTTTTATCATCTTATGTAAGCGGCGCTATGCCATCGTTTGGTATGAATCCTGTAAGCGATAATCTTGCAATGCTAATGCAATTAATGAAGAAAGGAAATAAATAATGACATATCAAGAATTAATAGCTCAATTAGGGCAATCAAGCGGAAGTGGAAATTTGTATGATGAGTTAGATAGCTATGGAGGTACTTATCCTAATTTTTGGGAAAATAATGAAGATACACAAGGAGCTTATGCTGCCAATATGTTTAATTTATTAGGAGGTTCTTCAGAAAGCGATGGATATTCTCCTGGAGACCAAGAATTTGGAACTAATCCTGGCGGAATGCTTCCTCCAAGCGGAATAGATTCTTGGGCAGATATGTTTCAAATGTTAAATCCTGTTACAGGAAAACAATTACTAGGAGCTAAATATAATGCAATGAGACCACAAATAGCAAAAGGGATGAGTTCTTTACAAACAGAATTATTAAATAACTTATCTAAAGTTAGGACAGGTGGATTTGAATCTTCTGGTTTTGCTGATAAACAAAGAGCACAAGCAAGGGATATTTATGGCAAAAAAGCTTCAGATATATTGGTATCTGAGGGAACAAAAAGACAAGATTATATGTCAGGTTTAATTGACCAAGTAATGGCAGATAGAGATTTAATGTCATCTTGGATTGATTACGAAGGATAAATTTAAATAAGGAATTATTATGGCAAATGATGCTGGTATAGGCGCAATTAGTAGTATATTACAATTAGTAAATGCTCAAAATCAACAAACTCAAGCACAAGATACTAGGCTTCAATCAGCTGTATTTTCTGATTTTGAAAAAGATATAGATATAACTTTTGATAATTCAAGAATTGATACAGTTGTTTCAAGGATGGAAAACTATTACAATCAAAATTTTAATAATATGTCACCGACTATGATTGAAACATATGAGCATTTATTAGAAAAATCTAAATTTCAAAAAGAAGATAATAGTAAATTTAATGTTTTGTATTCTCAAATAGATGGTCAAACACAAAATATGATGAATCTTTTAAATTCTTACAATGAGGCTGATGAATCATTAAAACCTAATATTGCAAAAAAAATGGAATCAAATATTGTTGAGTTTGTTAAATCAAAAAACTCTATATTTAGAAAATTTGGCTCAAGGTTAACAAAACCTGAATATGCTCCTGAGCTTACACAATTATCTTCTCTTGATGATATATTTAGATTTGGTATAAAATCTGCAACAGATGATAATTATTTTTCACCTGAAGAATACAATGTGTTTTCTAATGCTGTATTAGAAGGTGATATGAGCTTTGTTGATGATTACGTTACTAAGGAAACTAAATACAAACAAGGTGTAGCAAGTACATTTTTAAATAGAGGTTTGAAAAAAATTGAAGATATAAATACACTTGCAAAACTTCCAAATCTTATTAAGCAAGCTGTTAATGTAAGTCAAAATCAAACAGATACATGGGAAGATATTAAAAATCAAATTATTTATTCTTACGAATCAGGAGGAACAAAAACAGATGTAACTTGGAATGATTTACTTGCAAGCCCTAAAATACAATCTTTAGCTTTAAATGATGAAGAACAAATAGCAGCATTGTCTGAATCTCTTAATAAAGACAATTTTCAATATAATAAAATAACAGGTAATAATATACAAGATTTTGCCACTATTGATTGGGATATGCCTAATGTAGCTAATGTTGAACCTCCTGTTGGTACAATTACAGGTATAAATCTTGGAAATCAAAATAACACTATATTAGATGGCACAATAAATCAAAATGTTGTAGAAACTCCAACAATATCTCTTGGTGATAATGAAGATATATATGGAACAACTGAAGCAAGTGAAGAAGATTTAATGCCAAAAGCATCAAAAGAGGCAACAGAAGAAGATAAGATTAAATTTGAATATAATAATTATAGGAATAATATTGAACAACAAGGTGGAAAAGTTGATTTAAATTATGATGAATTTAAAGAAGTTTATTTAAAATCAGGTCAAGCTAAAGAAGAAGAAACACCAAAAATTAAAAAAACACCTGATGAATATGCTGGTTATGGCCTCGAAATGGGAGAAGAAGTTACAAAATCTCAAGAAAAAGCTTATATTAATAAGCATAATCTTCAATCGTCAGTGATTAAAAATTTAATAAATGAAGATGGTTCAAGGCTTTCATTTGAGCAATTATCTAATATGAAACCAGGTGAAATAGAGTCTAATTTTAGAAAAGTAATAAATTCAAAGATGTATCATACATTTAAAGGCACTGGAGCTACTAAAGGTTGGATGAATTCAACATTAAATACAATGATTTTAAATATATCTAATTATAAGAAAGGTAAAAACAAAGCTACTTCTACTGAAAGTCATATAATGAAAATTTACAATCGGCTTATGAATAATTTTATGCAAAATGTTCAAAGTTTAACAAGAGTAGGGAAAACAATTAATACTAGAGGCGAATTTTTTTCTAATTCAAAAAAAGCAATTAAAAAATAAATGGCTACAATTCAAGATTACTTAGCTAAAAAAAGGCAAGAACAACCATATTATCAACGCTATAGTGATGTTACGCTGTATAATATATTAAAAGGTTCTGATAAATCACTTCCAAATTGGCAAGCACTCGATAACATTGCAACCCAAGCAGAGCAATCAAAAAAATTCTACGAAAAAACGCATAAACCAAGTTTTGTAAATTCCCTATATGATTGGACAGATTATGGAATCGATGACATGGATTACAATTGGGTAAAAAGAGCCTATAATGAGTCTATTACAGGCTTATCTTATCAACTAGTAAATGGTAATCAAAGATTTGCTGTTGATGATAAATGGGAACCAGGAGTCCTTGAAGATATTGGTTCTGCTGTGCTTGGATTTATGATGCCTCTTGATTTAGCATCAATGTGGGTAGGCGGATGGGCAGGTAAAGCAGGATTAGCAGGAATATCATCAACTAAATCAGTTCAAAACACAGCTGTTAAAAAGTTAATGGAAAAAGGATTTTCAAAAGAATTAGCTGAAGGCACAGTTAAAAATGCAGCAAACGCAATATCAAGAGATAAAGTTAGTGGAGCTTTAGCAAAAGGTGGTCTTGCAGCAAAAGTTGCTGGAAAATCCAAAGTTGGTCAACTTGCTCACCCTATATTAAGTGGAGGTGTTATACAAGGAGCAACACTTGCAACATTTGAGGGAGCAAGAGGTGGTCTTCAAGCCTCTATTAATGGTGAAGATATTTGGAGTGGAATTGGACATGGAGTAGCTCATGGTGGTCTTATGGGTGGTTTAGCTGGAATGGTTGGAGCTTCTCTTAATATTGCTAATTCATCATTATATGCAAAATCATTAGAAAGAACTCTGACTACAAGTGAAAAAGTTGCAAAAGCTTCAACAGGAGCAGTTGGTCAAGTTGTTGCAGAGTCTACAGCATTTTCAGCTCCTGATGCGGTTAAAGTAATAACTGATGATACTTTTACATCCAAAGATTTTATTAGAAATTTTGCAGTTAATGCAGGTATGATGGGAATCCTTAAAGCTAAGAAAAAAGTATTAGAAAAATCTTTTAAAACAGTTAATGAATATGTAGAAGAATATAATGCCCAAGAAGGTGCTACATATGAAAAAATGCAAGGGGCTGGAAAAGAAGTTCTTAATAATATGAGAGAAGGAGCAAGTGAATCGAGTTCTCTTAAAAATATTAAAGCAATGGAAAAAGTTGGAGATAAATACCTCGCTGAAGCATTAAAAGGTAAAACGATTGAAATTAAAGATAAAGATGGTAATATTAAAGAAGTTGAATTTACTGTCGAAATGTACAGAGATTTAGTTAAGCGGCAAGATGGACTTTTAAAAGATATTCAATTACTTGAAAAAGGAGAGCTTGATATTGGTAAAATATCAGCTGATAAATATATTGATTATATAAGATTGTTGCATGAAGTTAAAAGTGGTTTAGAAAATAAAATTAAACGTCATAAAAACGATGTTGATTTAAAGAAAGGTAAAATTGACGAACTTACAAAACTTTTAGATGTATTTGAGCAAGATATTTTTGAGCCATTAAGAAATTTCAAAAGAGGTCAAAAACCAAAACCAATGCCATCATCAACAAAGAAGTTTTATGAAAATAAACTTATAGATGCTGTTTCTCAATTATCAAAAGCTAAAAACAAGATTCAAATTAAACAATTGATAGAAGGCAATGAATCTGCTATAACAATTGAAAAAGGGAAAATTACAAATATAGATAAAGATGCAATCAATCATAGCATATTAAAAGAAAATATAGATGTATATGAAAAATCAAGACCAAAAGATAAAATTATTAGTGATGTTAAAGGAGATAGAAGAAATCTTGATGATACATCTATATCGGTAGAAGATAAATTAAATTATAGAATATCGGATAAAAAAGGAGAAACAGATACAAGAATATCATCTAAAGATAGAATAAGAGAATTAGAGCAGAAATTATCTGAATTTGGAAAAGATGAAATATCAACAGAGAAAGACGCAATAGCAAGAGAGCTTATGCTATTAAAAGAAGGTCAAGCTGCTCAATCTGAAAATCCTTTCACAGGAGAAAAAGGAAGGAAATACGAGCTTAATAAACCTATATTTGCATATTTTGCAGAAAAATTAAACACAGAATTAAAAGGATTAGGCAAGAATCCTCTCCAAGATATTCCTGCTAAAAAAAGATTTAAAGATATTGTAAAATTTTCAAAATGGCTCGCAGATAAACATAATAAAAGTCTTTATGAATTAACAGACAAAGAAATTGCAAATTATTTTCAAAGTGGGGTTGGTAAAAAAAGCCATAAATCCTTTTTATCTAAACTAATAAAAGATTTAGATAACAAATTAGCAATTACTAAAAGAGGAGCTATTACATACAAAGAACCAGTTCAATTAGAGGCTTTAGTCCCATCTGTCGTTGGAACAGCTCAACCAAACCCAAGGAGAGGATTCAGAACTTCATTTCAAAAAGGAATAGAAAAAGTATGGAAAATTGGAGAAAATTTTGTCGAATACATTGTTCCTAAAACTCAAAAAAAAGTTAAAAAATATATAACTCCAGAAGTAAGCAGAAAGCTAAATAAATTACATAAAAACACAGATGGAGAAGCTGGTCATAATCAATTTATGTTTAGAGATGTTTTAAATCATGCAATAACATCAGAAAGATTAAGACCTATTGTACAGTGGGTTTTTGGAGCAAAAGAAATACCAAAAAAAGGATTTGGGGAACAAAGAGCATTTAGATATTCTTTCATGCAATGGGCTGTTGGAAAATATGGAATAGGAAGTGAAGCATCACAGGTACTTAAACTTGTTCTTAAAGATAAGCCACCAACAGAATCTGACCTTAGAGCCATATATGGAGAAAAACAATACACTTATGTATCTGATTCAAAAAGATGGGTTAAAGAATATCTTTCTGATATTAAAAATGGTGGGTATACAAAAGATGGGAAATTTATTAAATTTAAAAGCGATAAAAATAAAGCTGGCTATACCCCACAAGAACTAAAAAAAGGCTTAGATAAAATAGAAGGTAGAGGCGATGTTGTTAAAATACCTGTTGAATTTAATAAAAAAGGAAAACCTACAAAATATGAAAAGGTATCCAAAGAAACATTAGAAGCTATGTTTGGATATATGATTCAAACAGCTCCAAGAATAAATGAAATAGTACCAACTGAATCTTTATTAAGCAAAACTATAAAAGAAGCTGGTGGTAATCTTCAAAAAGCACTTAAAAATGCTGAAAAAATAATAAAAGCTCAAGAAACAACTGATATTGTTAAATGGGCAAATAATACCTACAAAGAATTATCAATTGAGTTTAGAAAAAGTTTAGGTAAAGTTGAAGGAGATTATGTTCTTGGAAGAATATCTGGACACTTAATTGAAATAGCTCAAGGAAAAGCAAGAGTTGATACTATTCCTCATGAGGTATCTCACTATGTTGTTGATGCATTAAAATCATCAGGAGACAAAGCAAGCAAAGCATTAGTAAGAAAAGGAATAAAGTTATTTGGAGGAGAAGAAAATCTTGTTGATGCTCTTGGTAAATATACTTCAAAAAGAGTTTTAGATAAAACAACAACAGGAAAAATGAAATCTTGGGTAACAAATGTTGTTAATTACTTTAGACAAAAACTAGGAATATCAAATAGAAATGATGTAGATAGAGTTAAAAGTGAGATTGTATCTTTGCTTGGAGAGAAAGTATATAAAGGTAAAATACCAAGTAATTATATGCCTACAGCTCAATCAATTGCATATAAATATCAAGTAGGGAAAAAAGCAAAACCTGCATTAAAGAAAGCTCACGATGCTACACATGCAACAATAAGAGAATTAATGAATAAAGGTGTTTCTAAAAAGAATATATTAGATATTATAAAAGATGAAACTGGCATTGATGGTTTTCCTAATATAAAGAAAAACAATGCAAATACACTTACTGTAAGTCAATATGAAGCATTAAATACAAAATTAGCAGCTGTCATTTTTGGTAGAGGAGAAGGTAAACCTCCAAAACAATCAAAAAATGAATCAAAAATAGCTAATATTGAAATGCAATATAAAAACATAACACCTGAAACAAGAGAAAACTTTTTTAATAATATATATAATACATCATTTAAAAATGCATCAAAAAATCAAGTCAATGCTTACAGAGCGTATTTAATGCAAGGAGAAAAAGCTAATGTAATAAATACAAGTGCAAGTGAAATGGAAAATTCCTATAAAGGTGAATCACCAGGAATGAATTCTTGGGCAAGACCATTTATGACTGCTAGGGATGTTATTTTAAAATGGGGTGGAAAATGGGGTAAAAGATTATCTCAAGACCTTGATATTCATGATTATGTAAGAACTGTTTATTATGGTGAATTTACAAACTACATTAATAGTATTTCTAAGATTGTTGATAGAAAAACACGAAACAAATATATGCATCTTATGGATAAAGAGATGGCGAAAAATGCTATAAAACAATTAACTGAGCTAAGTAAAAAAGATAAAAAGTATGCTAAAGAACTTGAAGTTGTTAAAGATATTGCTAATAAATTTGATGTAAAAGTTTCTGAAGGTGGCTTTAAAGAAGCAAGAGATATATGGGAAAAGATGTCTAAGGGAGCTTGGAATTCTTTATCAGCAGAAATAGCTAAAAATACAAATGCAATGGAAATGCATCAAATAATGAAAGATTTAAATGCAACATATGTAAACAACTATTTCACAAGAAGAGTTAGAGGTGAGGTTCTTCGTAATATTGATTCTAAACATAGCTCTATTCAAAAACTAGCAAATGAAATAAGAAAAAACTTATCTAAAGAAGACCTTAAAAAGATAAAAGAAAAATCAAAAAGTCATGATTCGGTAGAAGATTATATAGCAAATCAAATCTTTGATATGTACCAGTATGGGCCAGTAAAGGTCAATCCGTTCTTTCTTAAAAAAAGAGGAACATTATTACCAGAGTATATTGAAATTACAAAAAATGGTTCTAAGAAATTAGTTAAATCATATGAATCAAGTGTTGATGCTACAATGAATCACTATGCTTTGGGCATGGCAAGGTTTCTTGCAACTGTAAGATTATTTCCAGAGTGGACAAATTTAGGTGGTAAATTCTCTCTTGAAAGTGGAAAGAAAAGAGATATTATTGAGATGATGAAACAAGATAAAAATGTTGGTGGATATGCAATCAAGGCTCTTGAAAGACAGCTTGGATTAGACCAAACATCTGCGGATAGACTTAATGACCCTTATATAAGATTAGCTGGAAAAGTAACTAATGTAAACGCTGTGATGGGATTATCATCTCCAACATCTGGTATAAAAAACTTTTTAATACAAGTTCCAAGAAGTGCATATCTTTATGGAACAAGAAATACTGTAAGAGCATTAGCAAAAACAATGTCTATATACAATGACCCTGTTAAATATGCAGAGTCAATAAAACAAGGAACTACTGGATATGGCTCAAAGCAAGTATTTGAGGAAGCAAGAGTTGGAAAACAAATAAGATGGATATTTAAAAATGTTAACCTTATGGAAAAATCTGAAAATTTTAATAGAATAATGTTAGCAGAAGCAGGTAAGATGCATTTTAGTCAATTACTTGCAAAGGCTCGTGGTAATAAAATATCTTTCCATCCAAATGGAAGAAAAAATGAAATTAATAGATACTTAAAAGAGGTTTATAGATTAACTGAAAAAGATATTGATTTTGCCGTTAATACAAAAGATGTATATGGAACTAAGAAATATGCAGATATTTTAAATTGGGTAGGATTTCAATCTCATAAACGTGGAGCTGGGGCAACAGGAACAGCTGACCTTCCTCTTTGGATGAGTAATAAATATGGACAACCACTTACACTATTTCAAAGAATTGCAATGTCAGTAACTATTGATACACACAAGAATGTTGTTAAGCCTATGTATAAAAGTGGAAACTTTGCTCCTTTAATTAAAGCAACAATAGGTCATGGAGTAGCTGGTGCTGCATTATATACAATGTATGAAACTCTATTTAACCAACAACCGCCAAAAGAAGAAAGTGGTTTTATTGATAAAGCTGTTTCATATATATGGAGAGGTGAAGCTCTTGGCATGTTTGGAGAATTAATAAGTCCTTATGATAGAGGCTTATCAGCACCAATAATGGAACCAGTTGTTGTTAGAAATGGAAAACTTGCATGGGATAATGCAAGAAGAGCAATGAAAGGCACTAAATCTTGGAATGAAGCAGTTAAAGATTTTACCACAAAAGCAATAGTATTGGCAGGTCAAGGAGAAAGGGTATTTACAAAAATTAACCATCCTTATGTTTCTAAATATAAAAAACTTAAAACTCTTGAAAGAACTTGGAGAGATGAAAACAATTTATCAAAAGGAACTTCTACTGGAGAAGCAACAAAAAAACAAATTTATTATTGGAACTTAAAGAAAGCTATATTGCTTGGAAAAACTGATGAAGAAATTGCATCAGCATATTATAATGCTTTTAATTACCTCGTTCATGAAAAAGAACATCAAGGAGAAACATCATTACTACAAAGAGTTAAAGATGCAAAATCAAGTTTAAACAGAGTTGCCTCTTTAATGAATCCAATTGGAGTATCTGATAAAAAGAATGCAAGAAATAGATTTTTAAAATCATTATCAAAAGAAAATTACAATATGGCTATTTGGCTTGAAAAAGAATATAAGAAAAGAATGTCAAAACTTAATTACGTACAAAGACAACTGAAGTATAAAGAAAAATACTCACTATACCCAAATTACTAATCAAATAATTCTTTAATCGGTAGTAATACCATTTGACTTGCATTATTATCACCACCCATTACCATCTTTAAATTACCATCTTTTTGGAGCTTTTTTATCTTATCCTTAAGTTCGCCTACCTTAAATATAAAACCACCTTTAATTTCGTTGTTATAAGCTAATAAGTGTATCCAGACATTTGATTCAGTTGTAGATAGTCCCGATGGCTTCCCGCTACACCTTACTTCAATAGCTATATTGCCTGTTGTTTTCCAAATATCTCTTTCTGTTTTTACTTCTATTTTACTGTTACCTTCAAGTACTTTTTCTACGAATTCTTCCCCCATTTTACCAAACTCTAAATCGAGGTCAAATCCTTTGCAGTATCCTTCTGTTAGTGGCATCCAAGCACCCCCTTTCCATATCATGGCATCATCACCTGCAAACTCATATATGTCCATCATCTTAATCAAAGAGAAGAAACATTAATAAAATTATAAGCTTGTCCATTATCCATAATACAATTAATAGTGTTAGTTTATTATCTTGATTCATCTTTCAGTTCAAATTCGCCTTTAAACCAACCATCTCTCCATGCTTTCATAGTCTGTTTATCCTTATTGTAGATAGACTTTGGTTTCTTTGGTTTTTTTAATGGCTTTAAAGGGTCTTTTGATAGTCTTACAAAATTACATCTTTTTGATGTTATATATTTATTTTTCATTAAAATATTCCTCTTTTGCATATTTAGTTATTAGTATTGCATCTGATGTTTTAAGTGTTACTCTTTTAATATCAGGATATAGCTCCTGAGCCTTTTCTTTTAACCATCTTTTTCTTATAACACTTTTCAAAGCTTTTGGACAACCAATCCATCTAATCCATTCAGCTGGGATAACTGTATTCATTTTAACTTCATTTGACGCTGCTATACCAAGCCATTGACCATAATTAGTTCCATAAGAAAATGCTGCTCTGACGGCATTTGTTGGCCTTGCCCATACTCTTTCCATTAATAACCTTATATTATCTGGAGCAGTATTTCCCATTAAAACTTGAAATAAAATTGCCATATCTTCGCTTGATTGTGCGCATTTATGAGCTGTTATATTTCCTCTCTCATCAATACATGCAATTCCACCTCCAGCTCCAGGGTCTATTCCTATATATTTAAAACGGAATTTCTTCATTTAACATCTCCTCTATTGAATTGTATAGTTTACATTTATCTCCATCGTATCCTAAATCAGAGCGACCAGAATCTCCATATCTAACTTTGGATGCAATTAAAGTAATTATGTTTTTTCCTTTGCCTGCTTCACCTTGTACCTTATAATCATAATAAGAAAAGAATACATTTTCAGCAACTTGTTCAATAGCACCACTTTCTGCTAAATCAGATAATTGTGGCTCTAATGCTTTTCCTCTTGTATTATTTCTTTCAATAAATCTATTTAATTGAGATGCAAGAACAACAACACAATTTATTTCCTTAGCTAACCATTTGTAATCATTTACAAGCTTTTCAATTTGAAGCCTTCTATCAACTTTATAACCATCACAAGATACAAGTTGTATATAATCATCAAATATTATATCAGGCTTAAATCTCTTGGCTTCTGCTGATGATGCTGCAAAATCTTTTAGATTATCAAACATCAAAAACTTATCCTTTGAATATTTCTTTCTTATTCTTTCTATTGTGCTATTAACAATGCTTAAGCTTTGGTCTGTAAATACATTCTTTCTTACCATTGAATATGATAATTGCTCTGATTCAAGGCATATTATTTTCTTCATTAATTCAGAGTTTGGCAACTCTCTACTAAAAAACATTGCCTTTTTACCATCCTCCAAAGCTTTTGATAACATATTAATCATCACAGTTGTTTTTCCATGACCTGGTCTACCGCCTATAATTGTTATCTCACCTCTTGTTAATCCACCTGAATATTTATCTAAGTTATTATATCCAGTTGTTATTAGTTTACTTGTTTTATTTTCAATGCTTATAAGGGTTTCCGATATTACATCTTCTATATCTTGAACTTTGCTTGGTCTTATATTTAAAAGCTCTCCATACAAAGAGTGAGCCTCATTGATTGAATCATATACATCTTTTTCGTTGTTTTTTGCTTTTTCTTTAATATTCTCAGATTGAACAATAACTTTTCTTAAAAGGTATTTTTCATATATTTGATTTGCATAAAACTCACAACCTCCTTTTGCAGGAGCGCTTGATGTACATCCTGTTATGTAATAGGCGGTTAAGCCTTTCTTTACTTCTTTATCATTTAAAGCAGAACAAACTGTTAACATATCTATATGTTGATTTGACCTTTTCATTTCTGTTATTTTTTCCCAAAGAAGTTGTGCTTTTCTTTGATAGAAAACATCGTTATCAATTATATATTTACTAACAGAATCATACTCTAAAGGATTTGTTATGACTCCACCAAGAATTGCATTCTCGGTTTCACTGTCATATGGTAGAGTTAACTCCATATTATTTCTCCTTCTTAAAACAACGTGCTTTGCGCTGTTTTTCGCTTTATTATTTCAACGTATTTAGGATTAAGCTCTATGCCAACCCATTCTCTTCCTAACTCCTGCGCTACATATGCTGTTGTACCACTTCCCATAAAAGGGTCAAGCACAGTATCGCCTTCCTTACTTCCAGCTTTAATACATAATGCTGGTAATTCTTGTGGAAACACTGCAAAGTGTGCTTCTTTGCAAGATGCAGTATTCATAGACCAAACACTTGTTCTTCTTACATCTTTAACTCTAATAGCATCAGCATTAAAGTAATATTGTTTTTTCTTTGTAAATAAAAATATATATTCGTGTGCTTTTGCACATCTATTATTAACGGCTTCTGGCATAGGATTTGGCTTGTGCCATATTATATCTTGCTTTAAATACCAACCTTGCTTTTGCATTTCAGTTGCAAACATCCAAGGAACTCCTGCTAAATCGCCATCTTTTAAATATTTATGTTTTGGAGGAGCTTTTCTTTTTTGCCTATATTCAATTCCAGTATCAGAATTTGTTATGCTATTTTTATCGTGATGACCACCTTTTGCTCCAAAAAATGTATCTCCAATATTTACCCAAACAGTACCATCATCCCTTAAGACATTTTTAATTTTATCAAATAATCTAATTAAATTTGAGACAAATATCTCAGGCGATGATTCTTGACCTAACTGCTCATCGTTATCATAATTTCTAAGTCCCCAATATGGAGGGCTCGTAACTACTGTTTGGATACTTTTTGGGAATACTTCATCTATCTTCTCGTAACAGTTCCCTAATAGTATCATTCCACCTCTTTTCTTTTTCCTTAAGTTCTTCTACTCTTTTCTCAGTTCTTTTTATTAAATCCTCATTCACAAGAGTATTGTAAATAGTATATTGCCCAATCATTCCTCTGTATTCTTTAAGGTCTGATTCATACCATTCGATGATTCTCTGTGTATCGGATTTTGCTTTTCTTCGGCCTGATGATTTTGCCATTCATCCATCCTTTCCATTTCTTGCTCAACTGCATCCAACAACTCATCTTCTTTTACTTCATTTACTTTGTAGAGTGTTGTATTGTTTTGAACAGGCAAAGCTTGTATTGGCTCATTTTTAAAGAAGATACCCCATTGTTTTTTCTTTAGTATTTCACATACAAGTTCTGCTATTTTAGTTTTCATTGTTATCCACCTCCTGTTTATTGTTTTTTTTTGATGTATAGAGCTTTCATGTATAATAGCCTCATACTCATCAAGAAATTTAACATCATCACTTGTTAGATACACTGCTGCTAACTCTGTCTTTAGAAAGCTTTTTAACTTTTTTATCGATAAACTTTCTAAACTTTTCTTTGTCTTTTTTGTATTCATGATAGCTGTCTATTATAAATTCAAGATTTATCTGATGATTTCTTAGGCTTTGAACGTCCTTTATTAGATTTGACACTACTTCCGTCATCTCCTTCATTGTTGGTTTTTTTCTTGCCATCTTTCTCCTTTGTATTATCTTCTATTTCTGTTCCAACATCTTCAACTAAATCCACATGTTTAGTTTTTGTTGATTTTTCAGAAATTTCATCTATTTTAGATACCATTCCTCTTACAGTATTTTCAAGCTTATGAACTCTTCCCATGAGTTCATTTATTGAATTTTCATGGTCAATTGCTCTACCCATTTATATCTCCTTTATATTTGAATTTTATCCTACCTGCCGCCGATGTTTTCATGGCATAGCCTTATTGTACATCTCACAATTTTTCGCATAGGTACAGAGGTATTTCTAAACTATTTGACATTACTAATAACCTCTGCACCCACACTCTCCGACATAATTAAAATGGTAAATCACCATCTTTTGATTTTATATCTTTGTTTTTTCCACTTGTCCATTTCTTACAGAATTTACAATCCCAAAAGAATGTTTCAACACCTTTTTTATTAATGAAAGGTCTACCTTTATCAACAAATGCAATAATAGGTTTTCCTAACATCATATCAGGAGTTAAATTAGGGAGAAGTTGAACTTCAACATCTTCCCCATTTATTGTCCTTGTTTCTGTTGGACATTCAACACCTATGGTTTCACAGAACTTTAAATATCCTGTGTTTCCAGATGAATGTGATTCAAAGTCATCATCTTTTCCTGGCTCTAAGAACCTCCAAAGCTTACCTTTGAATTTACCACCAACATATACGCTTCCTTTTGTTTTAACAGGTTTACCATCTATGCCTTCATATTCAAAGTCAAGAATGCTATTGTCTTCTGCAATCTCTACAGTATATGTGTAAAGCCTTGCTTTATACTGACCACCTCTAACATCAAGAATCTTAGAATCTACATCAACAATATGACAATAATACTCGCCCTTACCATATGGGGTAAAACTTTTCTTTTTACCCTTAGAATAAAAGCTCTGTTCTTTTGTTACCTCGTTAAACATATCATTTACGTCTGCCATTATTTGTCTCCTTTCTCTTTTATCATGTTTTGTACTTTTTCTATAACAGCTTCATAGTTATGTGCATTTAAATCCATACTTGCTGCCTTAACCTTTAAATCATCAACAAACTTCTTACCAAGAGGTTTTGCTAAATCATATAAGTCTTGTTCTTCTTTAGAAGATAAAGCATCAGGCTCTGGCAAATCTTCACCTGCAAAGATATATAATCCTAATCCATGCAGAGCTATTGCTTTTGCTAATGCTCTTTGCAAACTCGTATTAATTTGAAATGAATTTGGTTTTTCAATCGATTGATTTCGATTATCGAGTACAGGATGAATTTGTGATAGTGATACACCATCTACCTCAACCCATACATCAACAAAGTAACCACACTCTGTTTTAAAGAATGGCGAACCATCCTCTGCTTTCGTTACTCCCCATCTTGCAGTTGGACAAGCTTTTTTCAGCTCTGCTACCGCATTAGCC